AAAGAACGATGCCGCACAGGCTCTGGCCGAAGTCAACTCTCAGCTCGCCATCATCCAAGCGCGTATCGACGCCATCGTTGGCAAGCCGCTCAACGTCAACTCACCCAAGCAATGCGTCGAGTATCTCTACAATACGCTTGGCTACGAGAAGCAATACAAAAAGGACTACAAGAATGGTAAGGAAAGCCTGACTGCTGACGTCAATGCTCTGCTCTATCTTCTGAAGAAATACAACAGTCCTCAGATCATTCTGCAAATCCTCAAATACCGCACACTCGACTCTCTTCGTGAAACACTTGAAATCACCACTGATGAAGATGACCGCGTTCGTTGTTCTTACAACGTGGTTGGCACTGACACTGGCCGTCTTGCTTGCCAAGGCTCTCCTACACGTTCTGGTGCTAACCTTCAAACCATCACAAAGAAGCTGCGCTATCTCTACTGCGCCGACGAAGGCTATGACTTCTTCGAGTGTGACTTGTCAGGCGCTGATGGTTGGACAGTTGCTGCAATGTGCCACCTCGCAGGAGACAGCACAATGCTCCGCGACTACGATGCCGGACTGAAGCCAGCGAAGATCATCGGACTCATGTATAACGAGTTCATGGAAGCGATGAAGCGTTCAAAATCCGCTGCTGCTAACTTTCGTTCTGAGATCAACAAACTCAGCCGCGATGAACTTCGCGTTATGTGCGATGCCTTCTCTACCAAGGGCTGGCTTTACGACGCATGCAAGGCTACGCAGCACGGCACTAACTACGCCATGAAGCCGCCTACCATGTCGGCAAACCTTCTTCGCCAATCTTACAAGAAAGCAGGTTCACCGATTTACGTCTCTGTCAAAGATTGCGACATCTTGCAGAAGCTCTATCTCTCCCGCTATCCTGGCATCTCGGCGATGCACCGTAACATCAATGGTCTGCTTGCGTCTGTCCGAAAGCTCACAGCTGCCTCTGGCAACACTCGTCGTTTCTTCGGCAATCCAAACGACCAAGTCACACAACGTGCTGCCTACGCGCATCTACCACAGCACAACACAACCTATGCGACCAAGCTTGCATTGCTTCGGCTGTGGGAAGATCCTGAGAACTGGCGCGGTGGCCTACCAATCATCGAGCCGCTCCACCAGATTCACGATGCTATCGCAGGCCAGTGGCCTGTCGAGATGCGAGACTGGGCAGTTCGACGTGTTCGCACTTACTTTGCTAACGAAATCAACATTGACGGTTACAAACTAATCATCCCATTCGAAGGCCACTGGGGCAGCGACTGGGGCAACATGCCAAACGAAATATGATACAACAACTTACCGACGCTCTTATGGGATACTTTGAAGTCAAACGCAAGCCGAAACCTGTTCTCCGCAACATGCGGAAACCGCACGAACTTCTACTTGCTGAATTGATCTCCTCTGACGGGCCTGTTCCTGTTCCAGTCGATTACGCAACCGAGGTCATCTTTGCAGACATCTGTATCGACGAATTCTGCGAGACGTTTCATCTGGAATACAAGACAGTCACCTACTCAATCAAAGGTATCAAAATCCATCGCGCATTCTACGAATTCTCCTTCAAATCCAACGTATGAAACCAATGCTCGCATTCAGGTACCAGGACAGAGGTCACAGGCTACCGGAGATTTTTCACGTTCAACCTAAGCTCAACGGCGTTCGCGCCTTGTGCCACAAAGGTAACTTCCAATCTCGCGACGAAATCCTCTGGCACGATGGCAAGCTTGAACACCTCGCTATTCACCTTCGTCACATGCCAGACAATCTCGTCTTTGACGGAGAACTCTATCTCCATGGTTGCTCACTTCAACGCATCAACTCTGCTGTCTCTGTCAAGTCCCGTCTCATCACCGACCTAACACCTCGCATTGAGTATTGGGTCTATGACGTCTTCGACCAGAAAAATCCAATGATGCCGTTCGAAGACCGCTTCGCCTACATGAAACACCTGCTTGACCCTATCTGCTCGCCGATCATCGTTTGCCCTACATTCCGTGTTCGTCGTGAAGGTGCCGAGCGTTTCTTTGCCAAGGCCAAACGCGAGAACTTTGAAGGCATCATGTATCGAGTCAGCGAATCTCCTTACGGCATCGTCGCCAACTGCACAAACAAGGAAAACCGTTGGCCTGTCCTTCTCAAACGCAAAGACTTCCTTGACGCCGAAGTCGTTGTCACTGGCGTCGAACACGGCGAAGGTAAATACACCGAGGCCATGGGCGCGCTAGTTTGTGAATACGAAAATGGTAAGACCTTTCGCGTCGGCTCAGGCTTCTCTGACGCTGAACGTTTCCGCTACATCATCGATCCTCCAATTGGATACAAAATTCGAATCAAATACGAAATGCTCTCCGACGAGGGCACGCCACTGAAACCAACCTTTGAAGCCTTTGTTGACTAACATGAATCAAGAAACAAAAAACCTCGCCATCAAAACCGTCAGCATAATCAACGAGCTTGACGAAAAACTCTCTGCCGATCTGCCCACAACAGACCAGACTCGTACCGAACTCATGCGCATTCTGCGCTCTCTCGAAGCTCTCATCGACTCAAACGGTGCTCATCCTCGTGAACTCGACATCCTCGAAGAAGCACTCAACATCACGAACGGTGATCGACAAGCAGACTACGGCTCAGCGGCACAATCCTTTGGACGCATTGCCGACCTCTGGACTGTCTATCTCGGCCCACGTCTGAACCGCCACCTAACACCTATCGACGTAGCTCAGATGATGGTGCTGCTTAAAGTCTCTCGCTCTGTTACAACACCAAAGCGTGACACCTTTGTTGACCAAGCTGGCTACTCTCGTCTCGCGCATGTCCTCGCAACAAATAATCACCCTTTCTGAACTTCGCAATCTTCCTCATGCAATCTTTATTGACGAATGCGAAGTCTCTCCTCCGCTTATTTATGAAGCACGTTACAAACTCTCAATCCCTCTGATTGGCTACGACCGTAAAGCATACACACATGTTCTCATTCGATCTTTCAACAGTAAGAAGAAACAAAGTGTTTCAATCTACGGACTAAACGAAAAAAAGCAACTCGACTCTGACATCGAATTGCCTGGAAGTGTTGAAGGAACCATTAGCCATTTCCGAGCGTTAGAACTCGCTGGCTATGACTACGTTCTTTCAGAAGACCCGTTTATTGACGAAGTCGGTTAAAGCTACTTTAGCAAACAGCATGAAAAGTTTCCTAGAAAATTACGAAGCGTTCACTTCTGGTAACGAATGCCCTAAGGTGTATCACACCTGGGGCGGCCTTGCTGCGATCTCGAACTTGGTGTCAGGGCGAGTCTGGACAGATGGTGGTATCTACATGGTTTTTCCAAACATGTATATCATCTTTGTCGGTGAGCCTGGAGCCAAGAAAAGCACAGCCATGCGGTTGTCGCATCGCGTGATCGCAGAGTTCAAAAAGATTGCATATGCTCCAGCGAGTATTACGAAGGAAGCATTGGTGCAAATGATGGCGAAAGAAGATTCACCTTGTAAGTTGGCTTTCCGCTATCAAGACAAGCCTGTGTTTTTCTCGCATCTTAGTATCTTTGCGAGCGAGCTTATTAACTTGATCAACGCTGGTGGCAATCCTGGTGGCATGATTGACTTCTTCACAGATGTATGGGATCGCTGCGATAGCGAGTTCCGTGAGACGACGAAGAACAAAGGTGACAACACTATCGTGCGACCATTCATCTCTATCACTGGATGCATGACAAACGACACCGTTAAGATGCTGCAAAGCTTGAAGATTATTTCTTCAGGCATGACGCGTCGGTGCTTGTTCATCCATGGCGACTTGGCTGAGAAGCCAGTTGCATTTCCTGACGTGACAGAAGAACAGCGAGAGGCTTTCAAGAATCTTGTTGCGCTTGGCGTCAAACTGCAGAATGTTTGCGGAGAATTCGCATGGGAGAACGAAGCCAGGCAGAAGTATGAAGAGTTTTATCATATGGTATGGCAGCAGAAACGAAAAGAGAGCAGCACGATCTTGAAGCAGTTTCTGGAAACAAAGCCAGAATACGTCATCAAGGTTGCCATGCTGCTCTGGCTTAGTGAACGATCAGACTCACTTGTCCTTACTGCTGAGAACGTGGTTAAGTCTTATAACCTTGTTACCAGTGTGGAGAAGGGTGGCGCTCTGTTGTTCGAGGGTGCTGGTCGTAACCAGCTATCTGCCATTGCTCAGGGTATCTACTCTGCTGTGCTTCGTCAACCAAAACAGATGATGCCAGTCAAGATGGTCTATCACATCTTTCAGAAAGATGCGACCATCGACGAGATCAAGAAGATCTTGGAGGACGAAGTTATCACAGAGCGACTGAGTCCAATCCTCAAACTGAAGGAACTTCCTGGCGAGTGGATTACCACTTATGAGAACTTCCAACGGATGAAGAAGGAAATTCCTACTGCCAAGCAGTAAGCTGTTCCAACATCTTGTCACGCTGACGTGCTGCCGCAAGACGGTTGCCTGTCGGAACTTGACCCAATGAGCGCATAACTTGATTTGCAAGCTGTGCTTCCATCGCGCCAGTAGGTGCCGGAAACTGAACGCCCATAGAGCGCAAAGTATCCGATGCCTGCTGGCGATCTTGTTTTGTAACTGAACGACGAATATCTTTTGGGAATGTCTGCTTGATAGCTGACTCAGCAATTTGCCTAGCGAATTCACGCTGCGCGTTACGGATGTCGCGTTGAAGCATTCCTGCATCAAGACCTTCCGACACAAATTCTGCAAACTTCTGACGAGCCGCAACTGGATCACTCTGCAACAGCTGAGCAATCTGGTCTGCGGCTTTGTTCGTTTTAGCCAGACGTTCTTGACGCTGATTTTCCAAGATACGCTCTGCGTCACGAGTCTTAGTCACGCGTCGCGGAGTCATACCAAAAGCGTACAGCAATCCTTCATTGTCTGTCAAGCCCATCTTTGTTCCGCGCACCGTCAGTGCATCGCCATGCGTTGCAAGTTCGATGGCCTTGCGTAGACCGACAGGAGCAACAGTCTTAGACAACTCTGCATAATCTCCAGTGACCATGCCAGAGATTCCTTTGAACGCAGAGTTCACCAAGTTTGTCGTCGGCCCAAACACACGTCCAGGATCAAAGCCGTTGAACTCGTTCATGCCAGGCAAGCCGGACAGGTTGAAGCGAGAACCGAAATCGACAGGCAAACCGACACGTTCAAGCAAGGCGTTCGTCGCACCACGCATAACCATATCCGCCATAAACCCGCCTTCTTCACCGTCAACATCCAGGGCATCACTAAGTGCATTGTAAGCACGTCCGCGAACATCAAGTCCAAGACGATCTTCGAGCAACGTCAGGAGAGGAGAAACAAACGGCATGCCCAACGCGCCAGCTAGGCCAAGTTGAACCAACGTCATCGTAGCCAATGCCTTTGCGTGCTGCCGCTTTGTTCCACGCTGCTGTTGCATCAACGTAGCTGGATCTGCAAACGCACCTTTCAAGTGTGTCGCATACATCGACATCCAGTTCAACGCATAACGTTGCAGACTGTAAAGCACAGCGCCAACATTACTGTTCTTGTAGAACTCTGGTGGACGACCGGCTCGGCCCGAAGTAAATGTCGTTTGAACAAGGAACCTGTCAGCTGATTCAATCGCTTGCTGATGTGTTAGGCCTTTCTCACGCGCAAGGCGATAACCAAGAATAGCCGCCATTCGTGAGTTCCAGCGAGTGAATGACCCATAAAGGTTCATTGACACATCTGCATAAGCCTTCAATGGCGCGCCAGCAATATTCAACGTATCGCCAACTAGACTACGCTGTGCTGTCGCTCCAAGCGAAAGATTACTAGAAGCATCGTCGCCAAGATTCTCAAGGAACGCATGGCTATCCATACGGCCACGTCGAGCCAAGATCTCCAGCATCTCACGCTCTTGCAGGTTACCCCAGTTAGTCCACTCATCGCGGCCCATCGTCTTACCTGCGGCTTTCTTCGCGTAGAACGCAGCAAGCTCTTTGCCGACCTGCGCCAGCATCTTAGTTCCCTTCATCACGCTGCCAGTCTCAAAGACAAGCTCAGGCAACATCGTGGACAGACCTTGTGAAAGCTCTGCGATATGCGTCGGGATGTTGAAGCCAAGATGATAAACGGCATTCCACTTTGTAAGCTGCTTGGCAAACTCACTGTCAGGTGTCAGATAGTTCTCGAACGTCTTTTTCACCTGTTCGATCTGTGGCAGATATTCTCCGCTACGGAGTTCTGGTGATGTCAGTTCATAGCGCATCTTGGACTGAGCCAAGCGATTAGAAAGCACTCGGCCCATCGTATTGATGTAATGCTGCCAACCGCTAACCATGTTCAAGTTCTCACGGCCCTCAGCAAGACGGCGAACAGGCAACGTAGGATTGGCCAAGTGAGCCTGACTAAGCCTTGTCAATTCGCCATTCAGATTCAAGAAGTCCACGTAACTCTGCGCGTTGCCAGCGAGAGCCGGAGGCAGAATCGTTTGCAACTTACGAACAAGTGTATTGTCCAACGTATCCAGCAAGGACGTCATACCTTCGCCGATATCCAGATCATAACGACGATCACGCTTCTTGCTTTCAAATCGGACTGCTCCGTTGTTTTTCGCATTCTCGCGCAAGGCAGCCAGCTCAGCGTCTGTCGAGTATCCATCAACGCTGACCTGCTTTCCGTTCGCATCATAACTGCGAAGCAGGAAATTGCCTGTTCGAATTTCTGGCGTATACCAAGGACGGCCATTCAGATTATTCTGCAAGCTGTTAATGCTGGTATTCAACTCAGCAACCATGGACTGAACGAACAAGCGGTTCTCTGCGTCTTTGACTGGATCGCCTGTGGACAAGTCTGTAGCCCATTCTGAGATCAGCTGCTGACGAACTGCGGGATCTTGTGTCCTTTCTGCATTCAACGCTTTGCTCACGATAGCAAGTGCGTCTTTATCCGGCACCATCTCACGAAGAGCTGTTGCAACGGCATGAACACCATCGCTGGCTTTCATACGCACGATGTTGCTATTCACAACCTGCAATGAACGCTTCTGGCCTTCTTGCCACATCTGCACGGCAGCACGTTCCTGAGCGGTCAGCGTGCTAAGACGCTGTGCCAACATAGGACTTGCGCTCGACGGATTCTGCAAAGGAAACTCTAACCGATTCTTGTTCTGCCAACGATAGATATCACTAACGATGCGCTCCACACGACCACCATTCGCGAGCAACTTGAGCAAAGGTTTCCTGGCTGGATCGATCTCAGTCCTGCCCGTAAGTGGATCATAACGACCAAAGATTGGCTCCATGGCCGACGACATGAAAGCTTTCTGTGCGCTCGGTGCATTCATCACCGCGTATGCCATACCGGAAATCCTAGGATACCTCGCAGCAAGCTGTTCAAGATAGACCATAGAGTTCGATGCAAACTCAGACATCTTCTGTCCTGTCGTCCTTGGCGTAGGTCCAACAAGATTCGGCCTAAAGTTTGATGCAAACGCATTTTCTTCTTCAATAATAGCCTTACCAAAGGCTTCGTCAACGGCTGAGATTTTTCCACTTGGCCAGTTACGCTGAGCTCGCTCAAGCGCATGTGCACTGTTCATACCTTTAACGGCATCAAATTGAGTTGTGCCATCACTAAATGTAATTTTTACATATTGTGTAAAAGGATAATTTTGATCGCCAAAGTTTTTTGACCTTCCTTCTTTAGAGAATCCCATCAAAGAATCTGGAGTTCTCGCGTAAGAAGCTGGCCTTGCCTCCATGCCCTGCATCCTCAGAACACCGTCATCTCCAAGCACCAAATCCGATGCACGGATCATCGACATGCTTTGACTATCCGTCTCCAAAACCTGCGAACTCTCTGCCATCTTTGCATAGGCATCGTTCACAGCTTCCTTCACATTCTGATAGTAATCCGTAAGCCGACGAACGCCTTCTGTATTCAGCGCTCCAGCCTCGGTCGGCAGCTTGAACAGCGCACCTTTGACAGCACCAACGAGATCTCGGCCCCATTTAGCCAACGACCTGAACCAATCACGGACAGGTGTCGGTGACGAAGCGGCAAACAACTCCAGATCACCCTTCTTCGCAAGTTCTCCCATGGCCCACATAGCATGTGCGCTTGCCTCAAACTCTTCCACATTCTTGGGCTGCATCATTTCCTGCAACTCACGAATATTGCGCACACCTTGTGGCAACGTCTCAGCAAACTCACGCAGCACAGATGACCAGTTGCCCTGATTTTCCAGTGCCCAAGTCCTAAAGCCTTGACGTTTCTGCATGGCATCTGCCGACAGTAATCCGCTATTCGCAGCCTGCTCGATGTTATGACCAATCTCATGTGCCAGATTCAGTGTCCAGCTTGTGAGCTGCTCGTTCCTGCCACGCATAGCAAAATCACGTGCAGCACCGAGGTAAACCTTTCGTGCCAACCCGTTAATCGTGCTCATGCCCAGCAATTCCTGGCCGCCAATCAACGCATCGTTAATCAGCCTGCCAAACTGCACACCGTCAATGGGCAAAACCTCTTTCAGCCTAGCCAACAACGGCATAGCAACGCGTTCAATCGCTTCGCCAGTCCATCCGCTACGCTCAAGCACACCACGTGTCAAACTCTCTAGCGTGAACTGCATCGACTCAAGCGGAGAACCGTCATTCAGCATGAAGCTCGTGCCTTCATTACTGATAATCCTCCAGTTCTCGCCGCTTGCCATACCAAACGGAGTCATCAACTTCAACTCGTTCTCAGTGAACTGTGCACGACGTTGCACTTCCCTGGCTTCAACCTCGCCAAAGGCACGACGATAGAACTCCAGCTTGGCAGTTTTCTCAGCCAAGCGCAGCGACATCCTAGTCTTAACCAGCTGTTGCACACGTTCAGCAAAGCCAGGCGTATCATAATAGACATTCCGCACGTTGTCACCAGACGCAAAGCCTTCAATGTTCTGAATAGCATGTTGAAGCTCATGCAACAGCACACTCTTCACTTCATAACCTTTGTTAATCCGTGTAGCATTCAGCCAGATATGCGGCACTTCACCTTGACCGCTTTGAAAGTATCCAAGATACCTCTTCTTCGGTGCCTCACCAATGCGAACTTCCATATTCGCCAACTGAGGATAACGCTGATACAACTCACTATGTTCAAGCAGATCTTTCAACTTCATCGTTCCAGTCGGCAGCAGGCCTTCAATCCGCATTTTTGCACGGCTATCGTTGATCTCAAACCGCCATTTGCCATCTGGCCCAAGTAGCCAACCAGTCTCTTTCCAGATCTTCTGACGTTCAGACGTCGAAATCTCCGCATAGTTCTTCCTACCACGAGACATCCTCTCAGCTTTGATCAACGCCGTAACGTCACCACCGCCACGAGGCCCAGCCAGCAACGGACGGAACTCAGCCTTGCCAGCAGCAACTTGCTTGCCAATCTCTGCAATCTGAATCAACCGATTCTGCATCGGCTTCGTCATGCCTTGAATAATAGTCCGGTCACCGCTCGTCAAGAAATCCCTGGCTTTCTGCATCACCTCAGGAGTCCAGAGCTTTTGAGCAACCTCAGGCAAACCCTTGATCTCCGTGGCCAACTGAGCCATTGCGCCATCAACCAGTTGGCTATCCACAGTTGTTGGAACTTCTTCCACCTTACCAGCAGTTTCAGTCGGCTTAAGCGGCTTAACGCCACTGGCAGCAGCAGCCTGTGCACGAACAGCTTTAAGCTCTTTGGCTGCCTGGACTTCGGCCAAGAACTCTTTAGACATCTCAGCGTTTGCTGGATCGCGAACAGCTTCGTCGATGATCTTCACGATGTTCTCGACGCTGCTGTCATTGCTAGCTTTGACGCGTTCTGCAACGCGAGCACGCATGAGAGGAGAGTTTTTCAGAATGCCTGTGAGATCTTGAACAGTGACTTCCTTAACGAACTTCAAGGCTTCGTCAAGAACGACGTTGTTCACAGCCTGCTCGTCAGGGTCTTTGGTGTCTTTGCCAATAACCTCATCGACGGCAGCCTTTGCTTTTGCACGTGCCTCTGCCTCGGCTTTCATTCGAGCCGCTTCTTCACGGATACGAGCAAGACGTTCTGCTGCCGTCTCGGTCGGCTTGGCGACTGGCGCAGGCTTTGGCGGCCCTTCAAGTTCAGCGGCTAGCGTCTTAGGAACAGCGACTTCGATGACGGTTTCCTGAACGTCTTTCAGCTTTGTGCGACCAGAAAGGAATGACTGAATGTCCTCTGGCGTTTTGATCGTGCCGTCTGCATGTGCCTTTTCCAGCGCAGCCAAATCACCATTGCGATCATTTGCACGAAGAGGTTCAAGAGACTTGCCAGTCTTATCGTTCAGAGCATCCAGCATATCCTGGAAAATGCGTGAAGGCCCGGTTTCTGGTGCGGCAAGTTCAGGTGCTCCCTCCGCATCGATAGAAATTTTGCGAATGTTCTGCGTCGAGATCAACCGCCACTGATCTGGTTTGCCTTTTTTCTTTGTAAGCTTTGCAGCTTGCCAAAGTGTAGGTGGTTCGTCTTTGCCGGCCTTTGCGCGCAGTTCGGCGTTAAGTTCATCAGCCTTCGCTTTTGCAGCGTCAATCGTGTCAAACTTAACTTGCAGCCCATCAGGGCCAAGCAACTTCTCACTGGACATGACAGGCTTCCAAGCATCACGAGCGGATTGACGAAGATAACCCGCAAACTCTGCTTGACCAGCTTCCCAGCCCTTGGTGTTCAAGACCTTGTCACGGAACGAGCCAACAGCATTGATCATCCGGTTACGAATGTCAATCTTTGCTTCTTCTGGCATTCCAGCAGGTAGACGTTTTTCTGCGTTAAGATACTCACGCTCAAAGATCTTTTGCGCTGCCTGACCTTCTTCTGTGGTCTTGAACCAGTTGTCCATCCATGCAGCACGTTCAGCGTTCTGCTGCGTTTGTCCACGAGGACGACCACCCTTGGCGCCACCAGCTGCACGTGCCGCAAGAATGTCTGCCGCCACTTTCTTTCGAACGGTAGCAGGCTTGACTGGATCAACGGCAACTTTGTTCAGCACGGTGTTGAGAACGGCTGTTGCGGCTTCAGTCGGCGTCGAGCCTTTGTTCAGTTCAAGCTCAAGCTGTTGCGTGACCTCGGACTGTGGAATTGGCGTTTCTTTCAACGCGTTAGCAGAGGCCACGACAGCCTCGACATCTTCCGAGCCTTTGATGTTCTTGATCTCTTCACGCAGAGCTGTGAGCTGCTTTGAAACTTCTTCCAAAACATTTTGAGGATTCTCGAGTGCGACTTTGGAAATCTCATCACGCTTTTGGCGATTGAGAAGCGAGAACTTTGAGTCCTGAAGCACATCCGAGTATTCTTCTGCCAGCTTGACACGAGCATAGTCACGCTGTGTCTTGTCTTTGATGTTGCGAAGTTCCTGCGACTTTGTCGTGTATTCAGTGACACGTTGTGCAAAGATGTCGCTAGCAGGATCAGTCTTTGCAATGTCAACACGAGGCTGAACGACTGGCTGCACGTCAAGCATACGAGGTTGCATGAGCGCAGGAGTGTCAATGATGGCAAACGGAATACTGCCTGCGACGTTAGCCAGGATGTTCTCCTTGGTAAAAACGTCACCAAGCTTTTTATCCGTCAATGCTACTTGTGCAGCTTCAACGCCTGTGATAGCCGCAGCATTATCACCGATGTATGCCGCAATCCGTTCTGGAATAGAACGAAGCGCAGTCGTGGCAACTGGTGCACCTTCAGCAGCAATGCCACTTGCAGCAGCTTGTGCCGCAGTCGCCGGAGCGACAACTGTAGTTGGCCCACGGAAGCCAACGGCAGCTGCGCCAGGAATCTTGCTGAGCGATCCAACGGCAGCGTTAACCAACGGCCTAGCTGCAGTCATTGCGCCAAGACCAATCGCAGGAGCCACTGCCGCTGCCGCGATATCACCTTTGCCACCACCTTGTTCATATGCACCAGCGGCTGACAGCGCGCTAGTAGCACCAAGGCCTAGTGCGGTTGCAGCGCCGGCTCCAAGACCAGCAGCTGCTCCGACAGGCCCAGCGGCCATCAACGGCAGGAAGTTGACGAGACCTCGTGGGAGACTCTCGCCAACTTGCTGGCCCGTTTCAGGATTTGCTCCAAATGCTTCAAAGATGCTACGGCCCGCTTGCCCAAAGCGCTGCGGAACTCCGGTTGCTTCCAGGCCACGGTCGATCCAGTAGCTGCCCTTTTTGATGGCGCCACCAATACCAGAAACGTCTCCACTGGAGAACTCGTTGCTGTTCGTTACGTAGTCTGCAATACGACTGAAGTCCTGCAGGGACATGTCGCCAACTTTAGATTGATTGGCGCGATACAGATCGTAGACTTCTTGGAAGGATTTAGGCATAGAAGGTTAATTAGTAGTTTTTCGGAATCGGGTAACCATAAGCATCCACTTCTCCAGCGATAGGAGGACTAACTGGGCGCGTTGTTGGTGGCTTAGTGCCAGCGCCAGCGTCTCCGATAAGATTTGCAAGCCAGTTTGCGATATTGTCCATCATCTGTCGCCCCGGCTGACCAATGACACGGCGAACGCCAGCAGTCAGCATATCAGCCGGAGTATAGCCTTCACCAGCTGCTTTTTGATAACCGAGCACACCGGTTGTATCCGGAGTCGGCGCAACGTAAGGAAGATTGTCATTTGTCGGTGCCGGTTCAATCGGGCCAACTACAACTTCTCCTTGTCGTGCATTAGCAATCGACTGATCAGCAGCCAGATTGTTAGCAAATGCCCTGAACATTTCCTGTTCAGACGCGCCAGGAGCCGTGCCAGCACCGAACTTAGCCGTCGATGGAACAGGCTGCTGAAAACCTCCGATGGGAACACCACCAGATGTCATAGGCGCATTTGCCATCATAGCACCGGAAAAGCCAACAGGCATTCCGTTCTGATCATATGCAACGCGAACATCGCTACCAGGTGTCTGAACAACCTTGCCGCGATTATCCGTCTGCATTGCGTTTGTGTCGTCAAAAGCTGTGCGAGTGCCAGACACACGCTGCTGCTCTTTCATCTGCTCGATCTGCGATTTCATGCCCGCAGGAACTGTGGAGCGCTGAGCATCAAGTGCAGCTTGACGAGCCGCGACAGAAGGACGATTTGGTCCAAACGCATCAAACCAAGCCAAGCCGGTCGGAGCGTTAGGATCTTCAATAGCACCACTCATTGTTCGACGAGTCATGCTTCGAGTGCCAGTGACAGGATTGACCTGACCTTGCTGCGCCTGCTTAAGCAGATTCATCTGACCACCAAACAGAGCTTGCAGATCTTCCATCGTGGTGCCTTGAGCGGCTTTCTCACGCGCAATCTGCTCCTGCGTTTTGACGGTTGCGACAGGCCGATCTGTTGCAGTCGGCGTTGCATTTGGATTGTTAGTTTTCTCGGCCATAATTACTGCTGTTGAGGTTGAAGCATCTGCTGGAACATTGCAAGCTGCTCAGGCGTGACTGCCATAGGCATCTGCTGGTTTTGCGACTGCATACCAGATAGCTCTGGCATACGCTGCTGAAGAATCTGATTAATCGCCTCTGGCGGAAGTAGATCACCAAGCGAACGAAGCAGACTGTCCTGCGATTGCTGCGCGGCCATCTGCGGCTTGAGACGAAGATTTTGAAGCATTTCAAGTTGTTGAAGCGCTCCTGTGGTAGTTTCTTGCGCAGCACGAATTGGCGCAAACGCAAGTGAGTAGGCGTCCATTCCTCCGCCTCGTGGTTGTTGTCCGATCATAGTGATTGAGCGATTGTAAGTAACGCCTGTGAATATTCGTCTGGTAGAACCTTAGGTGTTGCTGGCGTCAAGCTCGACCCTTGGAAAAGTTCAATTGGCTTTGCCTTGCCGTAATTTGTGCGGTTAAGAACCATTGAGCCGATCGGCAACGTAACGCTTTCGCGATCCATCCAGTAGCTAACGATAGAACGCAGCAATTGTTCTTTACAGTCAAACATCCACCTCAACTTCTCGTCAAACGTGCCGGCCCAAAATGGCGCACCAAGCTTTTCAGACAACGCTAGGCGTTCGACATGCCTGACAAAGAAATCGTTCAAGCTACGGCGAACAAAGATAATCGATGACTCTTGAAAGTCACGAAAGTTATCCGCGCCAGCCAAATACGCATTGCATGGAATAAACTGAAATCTTGTCGGCGTTGCACAGACCTGAATCTCCAGCGAAGGAAACTGCTTCTGCATGTAAGCCAACAGTTCCGGCTCGACAACATTCGGATAATCACAGAGCAGGGTAGACATTGAAAATGTTTTTGATGAGGTTGCTGAAACTATAATCAAGGCTGCGTTGAAAAGCCTGCGCACGGATGTCATCGCCATCATTAACGGCTTCACGCAACTGTGCAACGGCGCTGTCCAACAACGGCTTAGCAGCCAACTGACCTTCGTAGAAGTCATCTTCGCTTGGCTGCAACTTATATTCGACTGGATAACCAATAGCGAATTCTGTCGGCGCTGACCAGTTCGTATAGATGACTCTCATGCCACGGGCCATGGCTTCCAAGATCGTCAAACCGAATCCTTCGGCCTGGTGCAAACTGATCAACGCATCATGTTCCGCATACAGATTTTCCATCTCCTCTTCCGTCAAGTCGTTGTTAATCATCTGAATGTTTGCGGTTGGCCCACAGTTCTTCAAGATCCTAACATAATCCTGCGAAAGATTCTTTGCTTTGATCGTCAGGCTGACGTCTCGACGACTACCAAAAGCTAGTTGAAAAGCTCGAACAACATCAAACGGATTCTTCCGGACAATCCTTGATTGACTGTCAAAGATCGTCAAGAACTTAAACTGTGCATCTGGCCTCGGATTAAAGCAATACGTGCTTACGGCATGCGGCACTACTTTGCACTGAAAACCAGCGGCTTCAATCGCTTTGGCACAGAACTTGCTAGCTGTCCACACGACCGAGTAGTTCTCCAACGCGCGTTTTGCTTTGTCTGATAGCACTTCACTTTCCCAGACAAAATATGCAATCCTGTCACGATAAGAACCAAAACTACCGTTTTGTGAAACTCTTTGCAGCTCTTGTGCCGTTGAATGCACATAAAGCAAATCACCTTTGCCAGGCTGATCCTGCAGAACATTCACATGGTCAAGCACGCCAAGAGCTTTCACATTCAGCGTGAAAGCCTTAGCGATACCTGTCGTATTCAATGGGCCGTATGCGTCAATCATCCGAGATCAGTTTCTTCTTTCAGTGTGTCGATTTTTGGATAGCGTGGCTCAGGTCGTTTTTCTCGCTCTGACACCATCTGCTTAACATTCTCAACCGTTGATGCGAACTTTACAGGCCCGCTAACCCCGGCGTAATCAAATTGGGAATTTTGATATAAGTTCGAGTCTGCTTCCATAGATTGTATTTCCACTGTTCAATTTCAACACCGACCAAAACACGATAGCCACTGAGCATCATCGAGACATATACCGAAGCGTTTGGCACGCTTTCTGGAATGCTTTTCTCCAGCGCCCTTGTGAAATAAACGCCAGCCCATTGAGGGTCATCCCTGGTCATGATCGAGATTGTGAAGCCTGACGAGATCTCCACACAACGCCAAATGCATGGCGCCGAGTTCGTAATCAAACTGTTGTAGTTCAGACTACGCTGACCAAGCCTGGCCTTAAAGTCGTCAGTCATAAACTCATAGTTGAAACCAACTTGAGCAGAAAACGATGATGTATAGAACTGAAAAACTTCTGGAGCCAACGGCCTGTTTGGATGATATGTCGTAATGACGTCAGCCGGCACAGTCAGCACCTGTCCAGGCTTTTCATTAAAACCGGAGATTGTTTTGGCAGTTGTTGCAGCCGATCCGCCAAGATAAAGTTGCTGCAAGTAATACTCATCACCAGGAGCTAGCCAACCAGGAAACTTATACTGAATGTTCCTCGTCGTTTTATAGCTCTTACCAAGCACTGCATCGTTCAGCGTTTTCCTTGTCTCAAGCACACGCAGATTGTCCATCTGCTTAGCTTCGATTTCAACTCGTGGCTCCTTCGTATACACAAAGCTAGCCTTATCACGAATGCGACGAGTAATTGTCACAGCTTCATTCGTTTCCGGCTCGATCTCATAATCCACAAAATCTTGCCAGGCCGCGACATAAAAACGTGTGCGAAGCTTTGTGCCAACTGCAATCTTTTTATCTTGAATTGCAACATCGAGATATGTCGCATTTGGGTTGTCGTTCGTTCCAACCACTTCAACTTTCTTCATTACCTGCGCCGCTTGCAAACTCGGCACCCAATCCCTCAACGTGATCTGCTCGGCACCGGCTGGAGTTACGATATTGATCTCGCTGCTCATGGCCCTTTCGCGAGTTTCAGCTTCCAAGCTCCAACCTTCCGTGTTAGACTTGCCACTGATAGCAGTATAGCCAGAACCGTAAGCTTGTGGAGGCGAGAACACTGTTGTTCCAATGTTGCCAGGCCCTCCGTAATTCGTGTGCGTGAGAATGACAAAAGTAAATGTGTTCAGCGGCCCCGGAAGAAAGTGATTAAACGTAAAAATATTACCAGTTTCCCACTGATAACTGTAACCAACAGGAACGAAGATTGAGTTCAAAACAGCTTTGAAGGCATTCCAAAACTGTGTTGGCGTTGTAGATTCTTTAAGTTTTACCTGATTAGGTGTCGAATAATCGTCAACAAGCAGGCCAGGTTTAATATAAACATAGCAACTATGACCGATAGCATCGATACCGTTCTCGGTATAAGTAGCGCCCAATGACACCATGTAGCCAGGAACAACTGAAAACTGTCCAAGATTATACGTGGCTTTTGCGGTTGCTTGCCCAGCAACTCGTTGCCGTTTTCTCAAAATGTCCAGTCCACCAAAGCGCTCACTTGCTTGCTCAACATCGATCAGAAGCGGAAAACTTTCCATCGTCTCCGTCACTAGCATCTCATGATTCTGATCCATCCTCGCCCTAGTGGCGTTAAGTAGATTAAGCGAACCATCTGGAAGGGCTGTACCGGTTGGAACGACCTCACGCGTCTCACGAATCAACGAGCCGTCATCAGCTGTGCGATAACGAAAGGTGATAGCCGCAGCGTTGACGTCGATCTGAACAAAACGATGGCGAGATTGTGTGTGATTACGCTCGTTGTAGACGTAAGGTTCAAACACGCCAAAAGTGCCCACGTCGGGTGCTGAGCCTTGTGGAATGGTTTCCTCATAAATAGCAAACGGAGCGCCAGCAAAATCTTTGCCGAATGAGCGCTGCTCAACCATCACAAACTGGTTGCGCTGACTAGTAGGAAAACGATATGGCGTGTCGCGGTTTGGCATAATTACGGATAGTAAATGGCTTTAGCGAAGCGGAAGGCGTCAAGCTCGTGCAGTGTGAGTAGTGCACGGTCAGCATTTTGCTGTGGAGGATTCAGGTTGCCTTCTTGACGCGGAACAAAGTCCTTGACGAGATGATTGAGTTCAATGATGGCGGCCCAGAAAAGATAGTCATGGCCACGAGTCAGCATCCAGTCAGTGTAGTTATTGGCAGCACCGCGATAAGTCGACATCCAAGTTTGGCAATCCAGCAAGATGGTTGCATTGGACGTAAGTGCTGGATCAATCCGAAGGCGGTTACCGTGAATCACAAGCTGACGCTTTGAGCGAGCACGATAAGGATTGATCATGTCGGCATCCGAAGGATAACGACGATATTCGTATGTGCGCTCGATCTTCTGCGAGCGTAGCGAGTAATCCTCTTGCATACGAACTTCAAGAGGATAAGGTTCATTGTTCTGGAGAATCCAGGCACTCTCGATTGTCTTGAGAGTGGCCACAGGAATATCAGCTCCTGAGGGCTGGACTACCAGCTGAACTTGAGTCTTCTGCGCGTTCCAAGCATAGGTGCGCTCGGCATTGATACGAGCAGTTTCCAACGCTTCGATGATCAGATCTTGCCCGCTTGCAACGAATTCAGCTTCGGCACGCTGCAAATACCTTGCGATCTTCTGACGAATTTGACCAATGTTCATACTGATAGTCCAGCTTAGGAGTTACTTAGTTGCCGCCGTATCCACGGGAGCCGAGGGAACCAAAGGAAGGCTTCTTGGCGAAGTCCTTCTTCAGGTTAGATTCGCCAGACTGCACCATGGCAGGCTCACGAGCTTCGGTAGAAAGCATCTTCGTGTCTTTCACGTCAACGCCTTCGAGTTTGGGAGGGGTATCAAAACCCATTTTCTTGATGTCCATATTTGGATGTGTTGGATGTTTTGGTTACACGTCACCACCAACGAGGATGGTCAGGGTGCCGGTGAAGTCAGCAGGAGCGTCCGTTGCGGAAGCCTTGAGAAGAAGGTAGCTACCGTCCAAACTGGGAGCAGCGACCACGATGTTGGAATCAGAAGCAGACACACCGTTGTGAGCTTCTTTGATCTTGGCAAAACCAAGAGCCGAGGCGGGAATCTTGTTCGTCGTTCCGCCCTGACCGGTAAGGGTCAGGACGAATTGACGCAGAGTGAAGTTGCGGCCAGGCTGACGGTGTTCCCATCCGTCAACAAGTTGAACCGCAGTCTTTGCGAGGTCAGCCATATGGTTAGTTGATGATCTTGCCGAGGTTTTCGATGAACATCGAGCGCTCAGGGAACTCGATTTCCAGACCAGCTTCAGTCATCCATTCGTCGAGGCGATAATCCGCATCGTTCGGCTGGCGATTCTTCAGCAGGGTGGTGTCGGAGTCCTGATACGGACGATAGGACATGCTGCCCATGTCCACGATCATGGCACTGGACTGGAACATCGGATTCTCGTTAAAGACCGGACTGGTCTTGAAGTGGAGAAGACCGTTTTCAGTCTCGTACGTGGTGATCTGCATTCCGTAGGTGGTGTCCTTCTCGTTGTAGGAGCGAACGACCATGCCGTTCTTCTTCGCAGCCTGGTTAAAGCGGTGAAGGAACAGAGTGTCACACAGAGCCAGCTTCTCGAAACCGATCGAGGAGTTGTAGAGGAACAGACGACGCATCAGTTCGTCCCATTCTTCCAGGGTGACGTTGCCGCCAGCCAGGTTGATGTGACGCTTCTGGTCGTAGTCACGCCAGTCGACGTTGGAGAGGTCGGCTTCACCAGGACGGTATTCGAACAGACCACCGTTGGTGGTGTTGCCTTTGTCCCACTGGTCAAGATACCACATCAGACCACCGAGCTTACGCTCAGGCATCGTGAAACCATCTTTGGTCGTGGTCATGTCAGTCTTGAACTCACCGAAAAGGAAGGCGAGTTCCATCATGACAGAGTGGCGAACCTGAGCTTCACGGGCAGCCTTCTTGTAGACGCCGGTCTTGTCCCACTTCATGCCCATCTTGAGCGCGTTGCGAGTCCAGGGGCCGATCGACGTACGGAAGATCTGGGTTTGGTTGTAAAGGTCAACAGGGAACTTCACGCCGCCGGCATTAGCACGATCGCCTTCAGGCGTCGCGGTGCCGATGGCAGCGATGTTCAGACTGTTGTTGGCCGTGGTGTTGCGAACACCAGTCCAGGTTTCCAGAGCGCGCAGAGTCAGCACGTTCGTGTCGGTGTTGATCGAGGTAACGATCGCACGGCGAGCGGTGCGGCCGCTGCCAACGGTCAGTCCCTTGACCCAGACGATGTCACGAGTGCGGAACTCTTCCGCATTTGCAACGACGAGACGGAGAGTACCGCCATCCGCCACCACGATACCAGTGCCGCCGTCGGTTTCAGCCGTGCCATCTTCCTTGACGAACGGGCCAACAGAGTTGGCTCCGACAGTCGTGGAACGAGGAGCTTTGTATCGCTCTTCGTAATGGTCGAACCGGGGCTGGTTCGTGATTTCAGTGTTGTCAATCATGGACAAGAAGGCCATGAGTGGCGCCATGCCGGTGGGGTTTTCCCACGCAAGCCGACGCCGTGCATTCAGGTGTTTTTGTGCCTCAAGCGAGGAGGTAGAACCAATACCGAACATAGGTCGTTTATTTTTTGTTTTGTGTTGAGTGAGCCACTTCGATCACGGGATTAGTCCCAGAGTTCGTTGTAAGGCTCTTTTTTGCCTGGCCGACCAGGAGAACCAGCAGCGCCGCCATTGTTGACCGAACCGGCCATCTGACGTCGAGCAGGAGCCTGTGAAGGCCTGAGCGAGAATGTTGGATTGAACTTCCGAATCGTCTGCTGTGCAAACGAAGCAACCATGCGGATGCCTTCTTCGGGAGTTTTAGGACGATAGCCCGTCGCACGAAGGGCTTCGAAGATTTCAGGAAGGGAACCTTCCACAGTTTTCAGTGCCGGATAGGCTTTGACAACGTCATTGATGACGGTGCGCCTGGCGGATTCGCGACGCTGCTCGGCAAAGCTCTGCTCAAAGCCACCGACCTTTTCAGCCAGCTGCTGATGCAGAGCCTGAGCGATGGTAAGAACAGATTTTTCACGCGCATCGAGCAGTTCTTGGAACTGCTTGGCGCGGTCAGCCGCAGGCTTCTCAGGATCGAGTAGCGCAGTCAAGTCAGCCTCCGTGATGTCACGATAGCCGATCTGTTTGCGAAAAGCTCCCTGGTCAAACTGCTGTTGCTGTTGCTGCTGTTGCTGTCCACCGCTACGAAGAGCGGCAGTCACGGCTGCGGCAATGTCATCCGGGCCAAAGCCAGGCGAGCCGCTACGGCGTGAAGGAGGCGGATTGCCACCAGCAGGCGGCTCATTGCCGTCGTCATCACGTTGACCACGGTAGTCAGGACTATCTGGATCGTCATGGATGGCAGGATCGTAGTCGTCTGGCGTATTGTCGTCAGAGCCGGCTGGAGGATCGTCCTGCCAAAGATCGTTGTCACCATCTTCTGGACCGCGAAGTCCGTATTTATCAAGGTTCCATTTCATGTTGGGCGTTCAGTTTGTTGTTTTTCTTTCTTCTCCGTTTCGACCTTAATTTGTTGGGCGAGCCGATCGAATAGCTCGTTTTGAAGTTTCATCTGCGACAGCGTACCAATGACTTGCTCACGAGTGATGACATCAGCGACATTGTTCACAGGCGTCAGAATCAACTCTTCTGCCATGTTACGTTGCCGCTCATACTCATTGTTAAACCACTGGCGGAGGAGTCCCTGGGGTTGGAGTTGCGCCAGGAGCTGCTTGAGATCCGATAGTTTGCTGTCCGAGATTTGGAAGGGCTGGCGCTGGAAGTTTGAAGCGGCGTGTTTGGATTCCGCGGAGCGCGTAAATCTCTTCCATAAGTTTGTCAACATCATACATTTGGGCTGTTTGTGGGTTTCCGATAATCGCGATAAGAAGTTCCTGCATCGACTGAGCCAAGAAGCCTTTCTCGCTCGGCATCGTGTTCTCAAATGTGAACACGTCACGAGCACCGATCAACTTCTCAACATCTTCTGGACTGAACTTCTCATAAAGTTCATCAAGGTCAGGCCGTTCTCCAAGATACTTCGCGAACATCTCGTAGGACAAACCGTAACGCAGATTGCACAGCATCTTACGGCCCTGCGGCGCATAGCAATCTGTCCAGAGCAACGTCGCAATCATCTTCATGCGGCTTGACGCTCCGCTGTTAGCGGCACGATTTTCAGTCGCACTGCGCCGTCCTGGGCTGAACTGACCCATCGCATTCTCATTCACACCAGTCACCATCAGAAGCAGCCGCTGCATGTTATCAGCTTCGCTCATGTTGGTCGCCGTGTTGTCACGATACTCAAGCTGCTTCACATAACGCTCGATGCCATTCTTTGGCGCTCCCTGCATCGTCGTAATGATGTCGTTTCCATTTGCCAACGACGCCATGTCGATCACGGATGGGTCAACAATCAGATTGCGACCGAGGTTCTTCCTCAGGCCCATCACGCGTGCGTTGATCAGATACGTCACGATTTCCTGAATGGAATGAATCGTGTCGCACAACGAAGCGCTCAAGGTTGTGCATGTATCCGGCGAGAGCAGGCCGACATTGTGCGGAAAGTCATCATGCACGTAGCCGTAGCGTTCGATAGAAACAATGCGCTGATCATTCGCAATGCGAACCAAGTGCAGAATCTCATACTCTTCCGGGCCGAGATCGAAATCTTTCGGAATCAACCGAACATAATGCTCAGCCAGCACGACAACAAAGTCATCATCCTCGCTCATGTTCCGGCTGTTGTATTGCTCATCGTAAAGCATCGACAGCGCGTTGTTTTTCATGCGGCGATCCCAGGCGTCAGCGGCCATCCGCTTCACATGCTTGATGCCAGCCACCAGTCCTTTGCGCTCCAGCTGCTTGATGTAGTGAATCTTGTATTCTTCTTCATCAGCAACCCACAGACCTTCCCGCCACCGAGTCAATGGCAGCGAAACATCCGGAAAGAACTTGAACGGCGAAAGGTTGTTGATGATGTTACCTTCGTAACGCACAACTTCACGGTCACCGTTAGAAACCAGGTCGAAAAGATTCGAACCATTGATATTCTGCACAGAAGATTGTCCAGGAACCCAAACAGTTTGACGAACCCAGACTTCTTTCGTCACCGTGATGCCCATCCTGGCAGCATCCAGCAAAGACTGGTAGAACTTGCTGGGCCAGTGGTTTTCCTGCATTTCACCGTGCAGAAGTTCCTCAGCAATTTCACGGATATCGCGATCTTCGTCGCCAACCTGTTCAAACTCATAGAACCTCCTGTTCTGCTGCATCAGCAAGAAGCAGAAAGCGACAAAAGTCTGAACCTGTGCAAAGCTCATTGGCACCACGAAACGCTCAGGCTCACCAACTTCTTCGGCTTCCAGGTCATTCTCATTCCTTGGCATTTCGCCACGATAAACGGACAAATTCCTGCGCCACCGTGCATACTCTTTGCCCATGATATCACGCGACCTGCTGATATTGTCTTGAAGACGATCAAACAGTTCCTTGATATTTGCAGGAATGATTTCTGCTTCGAGCAGTTTCTTAATTTCTTGATCCATAGGAAGGGCGATGACGATGGGGATCTGTGATAAACGCTGGACTACGCAGTCCACCGGAGCTTCGCAGCTCTTTCATTGCTGTTTTTGCGTTGTTGACCGACAACTTTGGCAATCCGAGATTCTTAAAACTTGTCGATCTGCGCTCAGGCGAAACATAGTGCAGGCCCGAATTAACCAAACGATAAAGATTCTCCATCATGTGGTCAGGAGCCTTCGCATAAGGCTTACCCGTTTTCGGGTCAAAGACGTAACGGTCAAACTCGTGCATTGTCTCAGCCAAAGCTGGCGAGAACTTTAGCACAGGCTGGCCGTTCCTATCACGTTCTTCCAGTTTCGCCTGGACGTTCAGAATACCACGGCTAAGGTCTTTGTCTGCAGGCTGCACTGTCAGGCCTTCCAGATCAAAGTCATCAACCATGCACCTGCCATCGTTCGGATGTTCAATGAACGCAATCGGATCGCACAGAATCAACTCAGGCTGCCGGCCTTTCAACGCATAAAGAATCTGCCGTGCCAGGATCTTCGTCAGACAAGCATCGAAAATCTCACGATAGAAGTATGTTGTGCCAAACGGACTTGTCGCAGCAAACAGCACAGCATGTGGAGTGCTTGGATGTGGGTCAATCGCGACGCGCACTGTGTAGTTATCCGGTGGCGTGTAATGATCTTTCCAGCCAAATGGCACACCATCGTAACAATGCTCACTAGGATCGAACTGCGAATAGATCGTGCCGGCCAATGCCTTTGGCTTACCGTTGATTCGGGCATCCCAATGCTCTTTTGGAATGTCCTGCTTGAACATTTCGATATCTTCCTTTGACAAGTTCTCGTTGTCATGAGTCGAACCAGTGATAAGCCACTTGCTCTCCTTCATGATCTCTAGACCTTCATCAAAGACAGAGCGAATCTGCCCAGGCGGAAAGAAATAATCATTAATCCACATCTCTGTGATCGGCGTGCAGAGGAACCAAGCACTACCACCACGGTCAATCAAGCCACGAGCATACGCTTCCCACATGCCCTGTGGAATCGGCTCATCCACATGAATGAAATCCCAGTCACTAGATTCATGACCTTGTGGATTTGACAGATAGGATTTAACAGTATCAATGAAGATCGTTGAGATTCCTCCATGGATACTGTGAATCAGAATCTTACAGATCTGGCCTGTATTGTTCTTTTCGACGCCAGCAAACCATTCGGTCGGCAACAGCTTGAAGAACTTGCCACGCAGCGCTCCGTCGTTCTGATTCGTAAAAATTTCATCAGCCTTTTCCCAGTCCTGCACAAGCAGCACGCCTTTGACCGGACGTTTTGGAATACCAATCGTTCTTTTCGGATCTCCCTCAGGAATCCAGGCGCGATAACCGCGGCAGAACGAAATATCTTCCGCTGTTCCTGCAGTGCTTTTTCCCCACCTGTTACCAGTCCGCACATACCTACGCTTGCAGCTTGCCGCGCCGTGAAATGACACTTGCTTCGGATGTGGTTTGTAGTAAAGAATGCCATTCGCCTTCTTGTGCTTAACGCGGTCTTCCAGCATCTGCTTCTTCTGTCGAAGCAAGAGCAACCTAGCGTTCGACAAAGCCTGCCGATCGTTTGCGATTGTTTCTGGAGTGTTCTCTTCCATGGTTGGCTTAAGCTACTTTAGGCGACTCAGACAGTTGGTTCTGCTGCCACGGCTGTGGTTGTGTAGGAAAGATCGAGTTCGATCAGATAGTTACGAGTGACGACAGACGGGTCGGAGATGAAGTCGTGGTCATCCATACGAACACGCGCAGGCTGACCAGAATTTCCTTGAGCGTCCCAAAGGCGTTTGAGCATCTTTGGAAGTTCGAGAAAGAAGTAACGGATATCTCCGGTTGTGCGGTTGGCTTGAGCGGCAGGTAACGTGTTCAAAGCTGGTGGCAGTCCAGTCAGCCCAGTGTTTTGAATGTTGAACCAAATGCGGTCAGGAACGCAAAGATTTTTAGTGATGCCGTTCGTAAAGGTCTTGTTTGTCTGCGTACCCTGCCAGGAGGCTTTGTCGGCCACGTTGAACGTGATGTAGTTCGTGGAAACTGTGACGTTTCGGATGTAGTAAATCGTGTTGGCAACGATACTGTCGAAGCTAGTGCTGAAAAAGATCGGGTCGTCGTTGCGAAGAAACTGGCTCATGCCCTCGCCATTCATCTTGAAAAGCGTGGTTGAGGTAGAGAGGACACTAATGACGATGCCGTTGTCAAGACGAGCACCAGCACCGAGCCAAGTTTGTGGTTTTGCGTCAAAGGCCATAAAGTTAACGATCGTCGCGATCTTTGATGATTGTTGTGTGATTGCCTTCACACAAACGTGAAATCACCCAACCGAGTTGGTGTGGTTTGTTTGAAAGCGGGCCATCCAGCGCAAGCGAAACTTTTGGATGCCTGGCTGAAATCCAGTTAGAAAGAGCGACTTCGTCACAACGCCAGTCGTTTCCGTCGACTTCAATCTCACGAATGTAATCGACGAGATCAAGACCGCCAACGCGCGTAACAGCGCAACGGCCCATGACTGTCAGTGGACGGCGCGAAGGGCAATGCCAAATAAGGACATCGTTTTTGACAGCAAGTGAAGCAGCTGCAAGCCGATCTTCACGGGCTGGAACCTCTGGCGTATCCATACCACGAAACCATGTCCAGTCATATCCGAGTTCGCCACCAAGGTAACGCCACATATGTCGCGCGTAGCCCAACTCCGGCGACGTGACGTCAAAAACTCGAGTTGTGGGACCCACTGGCACAGACATGCCTGGCTCGCGAAAGACCAGTATATCGTAACCCTCTTGTCCGTTGATGACGAACTCAGAAAAACTGCGAAGGTGCTTGTTAGCATCGAACCGATCCGACATGTAGGCGCAGACAGAGATAGCACGGTCGTGCTTCTTCTCGCCTGATACATGTTGGAAAGAGAGTTTCATCGGCCGAAAGCTGTGAAGATAGCAGAAAGAGCACCAGGATTCATTTTGTATGCTCCTGTCGGAAGTTGCTGCGAATCCATGCTGTATTGACTGCCAGCGATAGGATCAGGTGGCATCAGTTCGCCCTGCCGGTAAAAATCAGAATTACGCAGTTCATTCTGTCTGCCCATGGCTTGGCCTCGGTAATAGTCATCCATGGACTTCATAGCAGGATTGCCGAGATTGAGCAGATAAGGGATCAGCGCATCAGCAAGAGCTTGCTCGTTAACAGGTTTAATTTCCGTTGCAAAACGATTTGCAGCGTTGAACGGTGCGTTGTAGCCGTCACGAGCCTGCACCATTTTTGCAGCTTCGCTAACAACGTTAGCAGCTAGCATGGGACTGGGCCGAGTCGAGGCCATTCCAAAATCAGTTGGCATATTAAATAAAGGTTAGTAGAATTTCAGAAAGCTTTTCAGCGACTTCCAACCGCTTGGCTGGGTCAAGAATCGCTTTGCGATCTGTTGCGTTGTCGATGAAACCAAGTTCCAAAAGGAAGCACGGTTGAAAGGACATGATGGCAAGACGAGAATGCTGGCTTTCGCTTTCTGTCTTTGCGCCACGGTCAGGGATACCAAAAATCTTGGCGACGGTCGCG